AGAACTACTGGACAGGTATTGAATCCTAATCTAGAACTACTTTTTAGTGGAGTTAATTTAAGAGGTTTTGATTTTCAATATGACCTATCACCTAGAGATGACAAAGAGTCTAAAGTTATTAAAGAAATCATTCGAACATTAAAAAGAGCAATGGCTGCAAAAACAAGATCAGCAAGTGATGCTCCAGGAGTCGGTCTATTTGTAAGTGCTCCTGATGTATTTGAGATTAGTTACAAGAGCGGAGGAAAAGATCATCCATTTCTGAATAGATTTAAACCCTGTGCTCTCACAGGAATGTCTATAGATTATGCTGGTGGAGGAGCTTATGCAACTTATCCAGATGCTACACCAGTAAATATGGTAATGTCTTTATCATTCAAGGAGTTGAATCCAATCTACGAAGAAGATTATAATGAGGGAATCGGTAAAGACGGAGTAGGATACTAAAATGACATACTTCAGAGAACTACCAGATTTAGAATACTTATCTCCAATTCCAGGAAAAAACTCTTCACTTGATTATGTAAGAGTTAAAAATCTATTTCGTAGAGTAAAACTTCGTGATGATCTTCAAAATGTCTTTACTCTTTTCAATAAGTATCAAATTCCAGATGGTGCGAGACCAGATACAGTAGCAGAAGAACTCTATGGTTCTTCAGAGTATGATTGGGTGGTTTTACTTTCATCCGGAATTATAAATGTAAGAGATCAATGGCCATTATCTGATCGTGATATTTACAGATTTTCAGAAAACAAATATAGTATTGCTGGTCTTACAGAAATTAAATTTTACGAGACTACAGAAGTCAAAGATTCTCAAGGAAGACTTATCTTACCAAGAGGAAAGGTAGTAGATTCTAACTTTACAATTCCAAATCCATCAAATTCTTTAACAACTTTAAATCCAGTTGCAGGAATTACTAATTATGAATATGAAGTTATTGAAAATAATAAAAAAAGATCAATTTACTTACTGAAGTCAGGATATCTGCAACAGTATGTAAATGATCTTCGTAGGGTTATGTATTATGAAAAATCTTCACAATATGTAAATAAGAAACTTATAAGAACAGAGAATGTTAATATAAAGTCTCCATAATATTATTAGTCTGAAGCTAATTTTTGGAAATAAGACAAGGTTTCATCATCAGAATCTTCGTCGTCATAAGAAGAAGAACTTGACTTACTCGAAGAAAGATTCGAGAGTTCATTACGAAGATTATCCTCAAGATCACGAACAGAACCGCGACCAGATTCTTCTTCTTCGACTTCCTCATCCATACGACGAGAACCACCCTTCAGACCCAGAACTGTATCAAGTCGTGCTTTCATTTCTTCATAAGACTTGAACTGATCGGGAGAAAGGAATTCTGCAAGAGAATATTGCTTCTTCCAGATTGCTTCCATTTCATCGTCATCATCCAGAAGAGCACTAGTGGAAGCAAACTCACTGGAATCATAATTACGATAACCAGCAACATTCTTTGCTTTCAGTTTAAAGTTAGCACCACTCCAGAAGTCAAACGGATCAATTGGAGTTTCATCTTCAAACTCTGGTTGCATCGCAGTAGTCAGTTTATCAAAGATTTTCTTACCATACTTGAAGAGAAAGACTTTACCTTCATTATCAGGATTTGCAGGATCTTTCACAACGTAGATATTGCTCATATAAGTCAGTTTGCGTTTCTGCTTACGGGCAACTTCTTTATTGGAATCCATACCAGAGTTCCACAAACCAGAGTTATGCTCACAGACAGGGCATTTCTGATTGAGAGTAGTCAGGCAAGAGTCGATCAACCAACCACCAGTACCTTGAAAAGCGTGACCATAAAGTTTCACAAACGGAAGGTCTTCACCATCTGGAGCAGGAAGAAACCGAATTACGGCATAACCATTTTGTGATTTATCGACAGTCAAAGACCACAGACGCTCATCTTTGCTACTCGAAGAGTTATTCATCTTCTCAACTTCTTTCACCAACTTTTCAGTGAGAGAACCAAGTTTAGATTGCTTTTTGAGATTTTGGAAAGACATAGGATTTTTAGGATAGTTTGGATACGGAGGATTTACTTGATTATCATAGCAAAGAAAACTCAAAAAGTCAAAGGTAATTTTTGAGTGATTTGATTGTCTTATTCATACTATTAAATAAAACATTCATATCGGTTTCTGGAGGGAATCCCATCATAGAAACAGAACGACGAAGATTTTCTTTCATCTCAACTGCTTTTGGATCATCAGACAAAGAAAGTCTTGTATACATTATACGTTGCTTATCCAGCAATTGAGTCATCTTATCAATATGTTCCAATTTGTTTTCTCTGGACATATATCCAAAAGAAAGAACACTTCCATAAATTTCTTCTTGAAGTTTATTAATTTCTTGAAGTTCTTCTTGAATGATTTCAGAATCAAAAAAGTTACTCATTTATAATACTCCGAAGAAGTTTTTTACAGTGAAACATATCCGTATTTAGAAATGGTTTGTACTTCGTAATTTTTAAACTTACGGTTTCCCATATAGGATCAAGAAGATTCTTATCAAAGTTTTTTCCGTACTGGAATATTCTATCATAGATTACCAGAGTTTCGATGGAGAGATATCCGCCCATAAATTTTTTTAATAGGATCGGGTGCCCTTTCGAACAATTGAAAACATCTTCTAATTTGTTGTTCGAGAATAATTCTTCTGATTGTTCCTTCAGTAAGTAGGTTAAACTCTGCTGTCGTTTTGTCCATTCCTTATAATTAGTTTCTCCGTTATTAACTAGTTCTCCAATCCATATAGTGGAAGGATCATTCGCGGTGATAAAATTAGAAACAAAAAACTCAACAACTTCTTTGTCGTTGAGTTTCCTTGATGTTTTCTCAAAAAAGTATCGGTCCTTACGTTTATTAAAGGATTCGATACTTGCTCTAGTTTTTCCACTGTACTTAAAATAATCATATTTTTTATCCGTAAAATGCTTTTTGAGAGCAAGATACTTGATATAAATGTCGAATGGAGTCACAGAGGCAATTTCGCTTTCGAAGTTCGTTTCATAAAGTTTAGATTTGTTGCATCATTCTTGAGTTTTTCTTTCAGAGGTTTTGAGATTAATTTAGCAATTGAATCGACTTCAATACTATTGACTTCACAATAATGCACAATACTATCAATATAATTAAAACCCTCATCAATCACAATCTTTTCTATTTCTAGAGCAAACTTTGATGGGGTGAGAAATTTACTTTCTAGTACTCTTTCGAGTTCGGTATTTGGTTCCATATATTCTATTTTAAATTCCAAAAGACTTTCTAATATATTTGCCATAGTTTAGCAGTTAATAATATGTATTATAAGATAAAATAATCAATTAGTCAACTGGATATCAATTCAAGTTTATCATTCACAAACTTTTTAATGTATTTAACTACCAACTTCATATATTTTTTAAGGTCTCTCTCCTCATATAGAACACACTCTCCATTCTCACACGCCATAATGATTACCAGTTTTTTAATGGGAGTTCCGGTCATCTCATAATACGCCATACCATAAAACATCGCTTGAACAAAATAGTTCTCAATCCAATCTCTTGGTTTTGGTTTTTTAGAAGTCTTAAAGTCTATTACCGAAAGTTCGCCATCGTGTTCTGCAATACAATCCGTTGTACCTGCTACACCAAGTTGCTTACTATACAAAGGACCTTCTAAACAGTGAATATTATTTATTTTCTTAAGTTCTGTCTTTGAAATTTTAAAAAGAAAATCCGGAAGCGGCGGAACTGGCGGTAAATCTTTATTGTAAAGGTAGTTCTCCACAAGAGTATGCATATCCGTGCCGCGAGAAGTTGCCGCTTTAGTGATCTTCTCCGCTTCTGCTTCACCGACCTTTTTGCGCCAGTTAATGAAGATTTCACGATTAAAGTAACTGGTAATGGAAGTGATGGAGACTAGTTTTATCAACTCATCTCCATCAGGGACGCTGTAATATCTCACTCCATCCACAGTTTCTCTTTCGAGTCGTGGAAGTTCAATATCAATATGATCGAACATTAAAAACCTTCTTCAGTTTTGGCTATAAGATATTCACGAACTGTCCCGGAGCGAACAATATCATCAATACCAAACTCAATTATATCAACAGACGGCATTTTACGCAATATACTCATAAAATCAACAATTCCATTACGCTCATTAGTTTTAATAAGATCAGATTGAGTTGCATCACCAGAAAACATAATCTTACAATTTTCACCAACACGAGTAATAATAGAATCCAATTCGTGAAAATTTAAATTAGAAAACTCATCTACAATAATAACACAATTATCTAATGTGACGCCACGAATAAAAGAGGTGCTCCAAAACTTAATGGTTTCTTGTGACTTGAGATTACCATAGAGCATCTCGAAATCAACATCAGAAGGCATCTGAAACATATACTTTACCATATTCTTATAAGGAATTTGATAAATGTCTGCCTTATCATCGTGTGATCCAGGTAAAAATCCAATCTCTCTCGTAGGAACTAAAGATCTTACAATATAAACTTTTTCAAATGGAGATTTTTCATCCAAAACTTCTTTCAAAGCATTATACAAAAGACAAAAAGTCTTACCAGTTCCAGCGCAACCATAAGCGACAAGATGTTTTTGATTTTCATAAGATTCAAAAAGTTTTCTTTGATTGTCTGTTAGTGGATCAATATTTACAAGATATTCGCCATTTAAAGGTTTTTTTCTTTTTGTTTGACGAGTTGTGAGACCAACATCAGATGGTTGATCACTTCCATTTTTTCTGCGTCTTGCCATATGTTTGGTTTAGATTTTTTTTACTCTTGATCCGGGTGCTTTGCTTGCTTTAGAAAGAATGTCGTTCCATCCAGGATTTCTTGCGACAAGTTTATTTTTCCAATCACCAACTTCTCCTGGTGTCGCACATCCTTGAGACCAATCTCTTGACCATTCAGGATTGTCCTTATACCACTGTGTGATATCGTGAATACTCATTTCAACGACTTTAGTCTCGCCAGTCTCCTTATGAATAATTGGATATATTGCCATTTTTTATAATAATTTACAAAAATATTTA